ATATCGATCCCGGTCGTAGGGTCGTGTTCGCCTAAAAGGAAATGCTGCGGGGAGGCGGTCGATCCGGGTTGCGGGCTGGCAAAATGCGAGGCTCGTCGGATCCGGCGGACGCATCAGGCCGCGCCGTTCAGATGCGCCAGCAGGCCGGGCTGACCGAACTGGCCCGCGTTCTGGGCCGTCATCACAATTGGCAATATCGCATGTACGGCCAGATGTGGGGCCGGGCGCGGCAATTCTGGACCGGCCCGAAGTGGATCCGCGTCACCGGAGACGTGGACGCGCCGCAATATATCCGGGTCAATGAACCTGTGGGCGCCGCGCCGCAGACCGATCCGGCGACCGGTCAGACTGTTCTGGTCCCGCAATTCCGCAACCACATCGCCAAGATGGATGTGGATATCGTGCTGGATGATGTGCCCAGCACGGCGACCTTGCAGCAAGAGATATTCGAGGCGCTGACGCAGTTGGCGCAGGTTTATGGCGCACAGAATGTTCCGTTCGAATTGATCCTTGAGGCTTCCAGCATCCCGGAGAAGCGCAAGCTGATCCAGAAGCTTCGGCAGTATCAGGCACAGAACGCGCCGGCACAGCAAGCCGCTGCGGCGCTCACGCAAGCCGAAGGGCAGGCGAGGGTGGCCAAGCTGCAAAGCGAGGCCGCGAACAACCAGGCTTCGAACGCCGAAACCATGGCCGATGTCGAACTCAAGAAGGCTCAAGCCGGCCTGACCGAAGTGCAAACAGTCACCGCGGCATTGGACGCCCACATGAAAGTGGATTCCGCCGCTCAGTTACCGTCCGGCTATGTGCTGGACGGTTCGGGGAAACCAGTCCCCATCGTGCCGCCGACGCAAACGGGCGCTGACAGTAGCCAGCCGTAAGGCTGAAGGGCCGCCTCCTTGGATAGGGCGTTTCGCTGCTTCGGCAGCACCGGGCCGTCGCCGGATCACGGACGATAAGGGAAATGAGCAATGGAGAACGATGACACTCTGCTGAGTGGCATGGACGATATGTTCCAGGCCAATGGTCCGACGCCTGCGGTTGAACCGCCGGCACCCGCACCGCAACCAGCCGAGACGCCTCCGGCACAGGTGGAAACGCCCGCGCCCCAGGCCGAAGCACAGCCACGGTCAGCAGACGGCAAGTTCGCCTCGAAAGAGGTGGCCCAGCCGCAAGCAGCTGCGCCCATACCGGCTGCGCCTGTCATCGAGAAACCAAAGATCGAGCCTGAGCAGTTCAAAGGCTATCTGGATGAACGCGACAAGCGGAAAGCGGCGGAGACGCGCGCAGCCGAACTTGAGCGCCAGTTGCAGGAAGCCCGCGCTGCCCAGACCCAACCCGCTCCCGCCCCTTCGGTCAACGATCCCGCATATGCCGATTATTTGAGGCAACAGGTCGAAAGCGCCCGCATCAGCGAGCGGTTCGACACGTCCGAACTCATGGCCACCGAGAAGCACGGCGAAACCACCGTGAAGACGGCCATGGATTGGGCGATGGACAGGTCCCGCACCTCTCCCGCGTTCGCCGCCGAATATCTGAAGCAAAAGCATCCGATCGATTGGGCCGTAAAGCAGCATAAGCGCGACGTTCTGATGAGTCAGATCGGTGACGACCCCGACGCATGGGTTCGTGCCCGGTATGCCGAATTGAACGGTGGCGCCTCCCAAGTCCAAGCGCAGCCATCGGCTGCACCCCCTCAACCGGCGCCCGCCGCCCAAGCCGATCCGCCGCCGCCCAGAAGCATCGTCAACGCCTCCGCCGCTGGTGGTGGCGCTGCGTTCGTTCCTCCGGCCGGCGAATTCGCAATGGTGGATGAGGCGTTCAAATAGCGAGAACGCGCAATGTCAGAAACTCAGCTTGCTTCGTCGTCGGCCGTCTACAAATGGCGCCGCGACTTTTACCAGGAATATGTCCGCAAGTCCGGCTTCTCCGCCTATATGGGCAAGAGCCAGGACAACATCATCCGCATCGTCACCGATCTGCTGAATGAGCCCGGCAAGGGCATCAACATTCCGCTCATCATGGCGCTGCGCGGGGCGGGCGTGTCCGGTTCTCAGGTTCTTGTCGGCAACGAGGAAGACCTGAACAACTTCAACGATCAGGTTACGGTCGATTGGATCCGCAACGGCGTTGTGGTCCCCAAATCCACCTCCGCCTATACCGGCATGAACCTGTGGAATGCGGCGAAAGACGCAAACCGCAACTGGTCGGCCCGCAAGTTCAAGAACGACATCGTTCAGTCCTTGGGCTCGATCATAATTCCGGCTTCGACCACGGGCGGCTTCGATACGGCCGTCAGCTATGCAGCCGCAACCGCCGGTCAGCGCAATACCTATCTGGTCAACAATTCGGACCGCATCCTGTTCGGCAGCCAGCTGTCCAACGGATCATCCGGGGTGTGGGCCACCGCGCTGGCGAACATCGACGCCACCAACGACCGTCTCACCACGACCGTCGCTGAACTGGCGAAGCGCCAGGCCGAAAACACCGGCCCGGATTCGACCGGCGGCACCTCCGTCAGCACGCGGCCGGCGATCACGCCTTACACCACGACAGACGGTGTCTATACCGGCTTCGTGATGTTCTGCGAGCCCAACTCGTTCCGCGATGTGCAGAACGACAACGCCATGATCGCTGCCAACCGCGATGCCCGCGCCCGCGAGGGTGAGGCTTACAAGCGGAATCCGCTGTTCATGGATGGAGACTTGCTCAAGGACGGGATCATCTTTCGCAAGATCCCGGAACTGCGCCAGTTGACGCTCGTGAATGCCGGCGCCGGCGCTGCGGTCAATGTCGGCCGCAACTTCCTGTGCGGTATGTCGGCGGTGACCGTCGGCTACGGCCAGATGCCCAAGCCCACCGAAAAGAAGGAAGACGATTACGGCTTCCGTCCCGGCACCGGCATCGAAGAACTGCGCGGCCTCAAGAAGACCAGCTATCAGGGCACGATCTACGGCATCGTGGAAGTCCTGACGGCCTCAGTCGATGACGCCTAAAGGAGACCTGACACATGACCGCATATAATTCCGACCAGTATACCGCTGCCGCGCCGACCGCGCGGCACGGTCAGGCGTCCAATGTGCAGATCGCCTATTTCAGCGTGCCTGTGGGAGCCGCTCTCACCACTGCGGACACGTTCAACTTCGGCTATTTGCCGAGGGATGCGCGCATCCACGCCGCGGTGCTGAAGGGCAGCGACATGGACACCAACGGCGTGCCGACATTGACCATCAATGTCGGTGATGCTGGCTCCGCCACCCGTCTGTTCTCGGCTTCGACCGTGGGACAGGCCGGGACGGTGGACGCCAACATGCAGGCCGCCGGTCGCTTCTACAAGACCACGGCCAAAACGCTCATCACCGGTTCGGTGCAGGCCAATGCCGCCACGGGCGTGGCCGGCACGCTGGAACTGGCGATCCACTACGTTGTCGAAGACAGCGCCACCTCGCCGTAAGGAGAAGTCATGGAAAATAGTGTGAAAGTTCGTTGGCTGGGTGAGGCCGGCGGTCCCGACGAAATCGAGCAGTTCGGGATTACCTTCCCGCGCAAGGAATGGGTGGACGTTCCGGCTTCCGACAGCAAGGAAGACCAGAAGCGCCTGGCCAAACTGCGCGGCAATCGCTTCTTCGAAGTCGAAGGCAATACGGCCGCCTGATGACTTCGAACCTCGACATCATCAAGAGGTCGATGAAGAAAATCCATGTGCTGCCAGCCGGGATGGAGCCCACCTCCGTCCAGGCCACGGCAGCCATGGACACGCTTTCCGACCTCTATGTCGAGTTGATCGGTATGGGGTCGCTGGGGCGTCTTGTTGACATCCTGGCGACCACCAACTGCACGGCTTTGCCTTATCAGAGGGTCCGGGCGGATACCGGCGTCACCGTCTCGCCCCCCTCCAGCGTCATCACCCAAAACGACATCAACACCTATCCCTATGGCTGGTGGTGGGGTTTTGGCGCGGGTCTTGGTGATGTCATCGGGCAGAGCGGTGGACCGGATTACGGCTGGTTCTATTGTGATGTGTTCCCGCGCTCGCCGCCGGACATGTGCCCAGTGATCGTGATCGACGATGCCGGCGAGGAAACCTCCTACATCTATGTGGCCGAGAAGGGCGCCTATATCGAGGTGCAGGCCCTTGGCCAGCAGGATGATTTCCCGTTCGCGGATAAATACCGCAACGGCATCGCCTGCATCCTGGCTGAACGGATCATTGATGATTTTGCCGGTGGCGATGTCGGCGCCGAGACCAAACGCGGCGCCAATGCCTGCCGCATGATGCTTTCCAGCCGCTTTGACGGCCTCCAGCGGCCCACCGCGGTCGCCTACTTCTAAGGAGCTTCCAAAATGAAGGTCTTTAACCTCTTGGGCGGGGTTGCTCTCGCGTGCCTGTTCGGTTGTGCCGGTTCGACCGCTCAGGCCGGCAGCATCAATGGGATGTTGCAGAGCGCGATATGTGATCCATACACCAACGGTGGCAAAAATTGCATCAAGCCGAACGCGGATGGTTCTATCAATGTGAACGGCGGCGGAGGCGTTGGCAGTGACGTCAACATAACAGGTCTTAATGGTTCTGCCCCAGATACAGGGTCCGGCGCCTCCAGCGCGCAGACGCTTCGGACCATTCCAGCCACGGACACGCCGATTCCTGTCGGCGCCGCGACCGCTGCAAATCAGAACACAGCGAATGGATATCTTGGCACAATCGCTGGCGCCGTCGGATCATCTCAGCCTGCCGCGTGCACTGGCGTGATCCCGATCAGTCAGACTTCCTCGACCGATCTCAAAACCATGACGAACAAGGGCCAGATTTGCTCCATCGTTTTGGTGGCGCCGGATGCCGAGGTTGTATCACTTGTGCAAGGCACCGGAACAACCTGCGCGACGGGTATCGCCGCCCTGATTGGCGGCACGACGGCGGCCAATGGCATTTCGCTCGCCGCGAATGGTGGTTTCACGGCCACATCGTCGGCTCCTTGGCTGGTCATGACCTCATCTGCCCAACACCTTTGCTTACTCCAGAGCGGATCCGGCCGCGTGGCGGGCGTCATCACCTATGTGGACAAATAACCATGGCTGATCGCAGGGAATTTCTTCTTGGTGCATCTGCCGGCGCGGCGGCTCTAGCCGCGAGCGCGGCGTCCGAAGGCGTGGCAATGCCCAGATATCGTGGCGTCCGCTATCAGGCGTGGACGCCGGACAGCCATCCCCATGTGATGCTGATCCAGCGATTTGAAAGCCGCGAGGCGCAAGAATTTTCCGTAGTGGGCGTTGCCCTGCACGGAGGCCCCTGGCAGTTCGTCAGCGACGCAGAGGCTAAGGCACATGTCCGGGCGATATGGGATGCATCTCTGGTGGAAAGCGAATGTGTCCATCTGCATCATGGCGAAAATGCAGAGCGGTCAATCGCGCTGCACAAGACGCTAGGAATTGCGCACGATCCCAACCACATCCGTGCAGAACATCGATCCCGCGCAACGCTCCAGGTGGCGAAGTATCAGAGCGATGTCAAAGATCTGATGCGCGAGCGCGAGCTGCAGATCGGAAAATCACATCCAGACCTCGCTGGTCGGATGTACGCCATGGTCCGGGGCGAGAGCTTTATCGCATGACGCAAAACGCGGTCATCGGCTGCGCTTCGATTAATACGTTCGCGACGGCCTCCACGACCATATTTGGCCCACTCACCGGGATCAATCCGTTGCGCGCTGCGGCGACGACAGAGAGCCTTGGTCAGGCCGCATTGCGTTGTGGGTCTGTTACCTTGCTTAACCTCACCACGCGCATTGTCTCGGTCCAGACCGGCGCATCTTCGGTCATCACGGTGGACAAGGATACCGGAGGCGGTCCGGCTGCCTCGGCGCTGACGGTCACCACGACCA